ACTGGGGTACTCGCAACCGTAGTAAAGGTAAGTATCATAATGTTGGCACTGGTCTATCCCCTCATACAGGGTTGTGCAAATCATACCCAACTAAAAACAAACGAAGTGTGTGGTCTGTTACCAACAAACCTTATAAGGGAGCACATTTTGCTGTGTATCCACCCGACCTGATTGAACCATGTATTAAAGCAGGTAGTGAGAAGGGTGATATTATATTAGATCCTTTTATGGGATCTGGTACTACTGCTAGGGTAGCAAGGTCATTAAGTAGGGATTATATTGGATGTGAACTACACAAGGATTATCGTGATTTAATAGAGATACCATCTCTAGATGGATTGATTGAGAAATGAAAAAGTATGCTCCATTTAAATTGGATTGCTTTGGATTTCTTGGATTGATTTTATCTATAGGTGGTTTTGGATCACTTGTATTTGTTTATTATGCTATAATGGAAATTCTAAGATGACTAAATTATGGGAGATATGGAAGTATGCATTAGGTTCATTTTCTGATGCGAAGACCAAGAAGTATGACGATATTATTGTCATTATACGATCTACTATCTTTCTTTCTTATCTTGTCACTAATTGCTTTATTGTTAGCGGAGTAATCCGTCATTGGAACCCACCTGATCATGTACAAAGTATGCGGACTAGATGATTCTTATCCTAAGAACATCACAAGTGAACACGAGTATTACGATTGGACAGATGCTCAAGACAAAGCTGTCCAATTGCTTGAAGATGGTGTAGAATGGGTTCGTATCCTTCTTATGCCAAAGGGTAGTGATCATTGGAGCATGCTCCAAGAGTTAAATCTAGAGAGAGGTATTATAGGTGATCCTTTTAGTACTTGGACTCTAGCACCATATTATGTGAGACTGAGAAATTATGAGGGATGAATTCCTTTGGGTTGAAAAGTATCGACCTAAGACAATTGAAGAATGTATTTTACCTGAGAGTATTAAGAAAACTTTTCTTGAATTCTTGGAGGCAGGAGAAGTACCAAACTTACTTCTTTCTGGTCCTGCAGGGTGCGGTAAAACAACAGTTGCTAAAGCACTATGTAATCAATTAGGAGTAGATTCTTATGTCATTAATGGATCGGATGAAGGCAGGTTTCTGGACACTGTTCGGAACAACGCAAAGAACTTCGCATCTACAGTCT